TCTTTTTTAATTTCATCGACTATGAAATCTATTGTCTGTATTGTATATCCATAAGTTCCGGTTAATTCATGCCTGTAGCACAGTTTTGGATTATTCTTAAATCCATAATATTGGCAAAACAAGTTAAAATGATATTGATTAAAAGTTTTTTCTTTTTCACCAAGCATCAGTGCGATACCAAGACTTTTAGTCGTTCACGAACGTTGATTATACAACTTTTTGCATTGAATTTGTGTGTTACATTTGGGTCTTTTAATTCCTTAATAACTTTAACCTTAGCTTCTGCTTTATTATCTATTCCAACAATAGCAGTTGCTTCTTCCCTGTTTTTAGTAATATAATGATGATGCTCAATCTTTATTGCAAACTTCTCATTACTATTTTGAATTGCATCAGATATGGTTTCATTGGCATTCAATAATTTAGTAGCAATTTCTTCAGGGTATTTCGCAATAATTTCAGTTTCATTTAATGCTTTCATGCTAACTGAGAGAGTTAAAAAATTTTGTGGAATTGCCTCTGTCATGTCTATGCTATGAAACTTTAACATTTTTTCATTAAAGTTCAATATGCATGATTGAAATAAAGGAACATATACCATTTCATATTCTTCAGTAACAAAATGAGTGCTAGTATTCCGAAGTTCAATTATTTTTTCAAGATTTAATCTCAGAGGATCTTTATTGTTAGTAAAAACGTCTTTAATCGCATTTTCCAATGATATGGTGCGGCTTGGATTGTCTCTATAATATATACCCTTGGAACCTTTAGTATTTAATAAGTGCGCTTTTAGCATTAATTCCCAAGCATTGCATATAAAAAAGCTGAAACCTTCTACACGATACATTAATGTTGGTTTATTATATATTTCAATGGCCATAATAAACGCTTCTTTTGACTTATTTAATAGTTTTTCTTGTATTTCCATAAAGCCCCCCTCGTTTGTATTAACAGTTATTAGTTCCGTGGATAGCTTGTTTTTTGGCTCATTTAATTGTATATGATAAGTGTTGTTATTTCAATAAAATTCTGTAATAACCACGGAGCCGGTGATGTTACGCCAGATCAGTGTAGGGCGTTGCAGTATCCTGGACTGGCAGGATTAAAAAGTCCGCTCGGAATTCCGAACAAAAAGGCGAGTATCCGGTATTCTGAGCCCGCCTTTTACATAGTAGAACATATCATTTTCTGACTGCATTTTGACTGCAGGACACCCGGTTTTGACTGCATTTAGGTGGTTGTAGCTGGTAATGTAAAAAGTCTCAAGAATCTTTATTTTAAGCGGAAAATCCCGGTTTTAAAGCGTTTGCTTAATTTCTAATAAAAAAAGCACATTACATTTTTCTAAAGAAGCCTGAAAAGATGTCTGTTTCTGTCATGTTACAGATTTTTTCATCATATGCTTTACCAATTCTGGTAAAAGGATGCTGCTATGAGAATATATGTGGTAGAGCGGGGAGACAGTGTGGACACCATTGCCGAATCCCAGGGCATTCCGGTACAAAACCTTATATTTGATAACCAGATAGGTTATCCATACCGCCTGGCTGTAGGCCAGGCACTTTATATTAGGGATGAAACCCCTTCGGAAGAAAGGGTGCCTCTTTATGTGTTCGGTTATGCATACCCGATCATCACTCCGGATAATCTTGAAAATACCCTTCCATTTCTGACGGATCTGTATGTTTTCTCTTATGGATTTACCATGGAGGGAGAGCTGGTTCCGCCCATGAGCCCGGATGACTGGATGATAGAAAGGGCGTGGCAGCTTGGAGTGCGCCCGATTTTGACCCTCACTCCTCTCGGCCCTGACGGGCATTTTAACAACAATCTGGTATCTGAGGCTGTACATAATATGGAGGTCCAGCAGCGGCTGATCTGGAATCTGGGCCTTAAGATGCTGGAAAAGGGGTTCGGAGGCCTGGATTTTGATTTTGAGTACATTATGGCGGATGACCGAGTGGCTTATGCGGACTTTGTAAGACTGACGACCCAGATCATGAACCGGTTCGGTTATCAGGTCACGGTTGCCCTAGCACCTAAGACATCGGCCACACAGCCGGGGCTTTTGTATGAGGGAGTAGATTACGCGCTTTTGGGTGAGGCTGCTAACCGGGTGTTTCTTATGACTTATGAATGGGGATATACATATGGGCCGACAGGGGATATGTAATTATTGATCCTATGAAAATCCAGTGTTTCAGTGACTTTCCGGGATCCTTGGGTAAAACTGCAATGTAAAATTCGCCGTATTTCCGGCGCCTTTTTTATTTCTTTCTGTCTTTAAGTAATCTACATGATCCAAAACATTTCTTAGCATGCTATTTCGGATCATAATGTCATCCACTTCCCAGTACACTTCCACCAGATGCTTTATGGCCGGAATGAAATCCTTCCGGTCCTGTTCTCTTGCTGCAATCCGGTCCCGTTCTTCTTTAATAAGCTTTAACTCTTCCTGTAACTCCTTTTTTTGATTTTCCAAATTTTTGCGGCGCTCCTGAAAGAGATCAAGGGAATATACTCCCTGCTCTAAAAGTTCGAAGGCTTTATTTAGCTGCTTTACAGTCTGGGTATATTTCTCTTCGATGTTATGGAGGGAGTTTTCTAAGACGGCCAGTGTGGTTTCATTTTCCTTTTCTGTTTCCTCCGGCCAGTCTAATTCGTATTCCGGAATCCATTCATTTAAGCCTTCGATGATCTGCTCTTCAATCAGGGAAAGAGGAGATGAGATATTGCTGCACTTACTGTTTGGACAGCGCAGGATGGCGTAACGAAGTCTGGTATTGCTGGGCTGCCTGGTCATTAAGGTGCCGCATTTGAAACAATATACCAGTCCGGAAAGGGGATTTTGCAAGGCAGTACTGGTGTTGACCGGGAGCGGTTTACCAGACTTGATTTTCTGCACCAGGTCATACTTTTCTTCCGGTATAATTGCTGTGAAACGACCACGGACCTTTTCGCAGTCAGCATCCTTGGGTCTGGTTTCAATGATTTTTCCATCTATCATTTGCTTTTGAACTTTGCGCCACTGCCACCGCTGATATCCGCAGTAGGTGGGGTTACTTAATATGTCTATTATGGAAGAAGCTGACCAAGGTCTTTCACTTCGAGAAGGTATTTGCAGCTCGTTCAGCCGGTCCCTGATCTGGTAGGAACCAAAAGAAGCATAGCAGCCATCTTCCTTCAGCTCGCCGGTGATATAAAGTTCATAGATGTATTCAACGATTTTTGCCTCTTCCGGAACAATTTCCAGGGTATATCCCTTGTCTCCTTTATGTTTCACCTTCTCATACCCATAAGGAGCTGTTCCGGCTATGTACCAGCCATCCCGAAAGGCAGCGATACGGCCTCTTTGAATTCTCCGGTTGATAGTCTTGTATTCTCTACGGCTCATGAAAAGGTTGAACTCAAAATACTCTTCGTCAAATTCGTCTGAAGGATCATAAGTTTTTAAAGGCGTGACGATCTTAGTGTTGCTGAATTTAAAAGCTTCCGCCACGGTCCCCTGGTCTTTTGTATCACCCCTGGCCAGACGCTCAACCTCCATGACAAGAACGCCCTCCCACATGCCTTGCATGACCTCTAATAACACTTGCTGCATTTTGGGACGGGCAGAAATGGTCTCTCCAGAAACCAGCTCTTTATATATGGCGCCGACTTCAAGTCCCATTTTTACGGCCAGTTCGGTCAGCAATTGTTCATGGCGGGCGAGTGTCTCGCCTTCGCCGCGGGCTTCCGCTTCTTTGTCAGCCCTGCTTTTTCGTAAATACATGAGATATGACATATGCGCTCCCTTCTAGATCTGTTTTATTTTATGGATATGCTGTGCTCTTAATTCTAATTCATGGCATAAAAAATACGCCCTTGTCAGATTCCAGCCATTTGAGCAGGAAGACAACAGGCGCTGTACATGGAAAGGTTTTAGTCCAAAAACAAGTAAAGGTGTACAAACTATGCTACATAGAATCAGTTAGAAGGGGTGGTGATATGTCAAAAGTGAAGGAAGTAAAAAGAGGAAACACGACTTTTATTTTTCATGACGATTACTGCAAAGATACAACGCCTGAAGAGGCTAAAGCTATTTCTAAGGAAATTGCAAAAATGGTCTTGCCGGTACTAAGGGCAGCTTATTTACATAAGGAGGGAACCGGCTGAGGCCGGAACTGGTGGACAAGGGGTCTAGCCCTCATATTATTTCTTCTTCTGACATATTAATTAACAAGTATATC